CCCCCTCCAGGATGGAGACAAGGAAGTCCAGATGACGAACGCAGGTCGGACTTGGGCGGTATTCAGGACAGATTAAGGGATTTATTAAGAGGTAATCCTGGGGGGCAAACACCGCAACCTGGTTATGGTTATGATGGTTATGGTTTTGACCCCGGTGGCCCTACTATCCCTGGACCAGACTATGATTTCCTTATGGGTCGTGATACTCCCGTCAGTGATTTTGGAGGAGGTAGATGGGGGTCAATTCATGATGTGCCCCGTTCCCCATGGGGTCGTGGACCATCACGGCGTCAACCTTTTCCACCGATGATGCCTCGTTTTGGTGGGGGAATGCCCAGAGGAATGGGCATGCCTTATGGAGGCGGAGGTCCGTACGGAAACTTATGGGGCGGTGGCGGTGGTGGATTCGGTGGTTATGGGATGCCACAAATGCCTAGATTTGGCGGAGGTTTTGGCGGTATCGGTGGATTCCCAGGAATGGGTGGCGGATTTGG